CAAGATCGTATACGTATTGAACAAAATCTTATTAATAGTCTTGAAGAATATCGACAAGGATCAGCAACAGCTTTATCTGAAACTCAAATTCGTATGCTATCAGAGCTTTCAGGTGTTGAAGAAAGATTATTAACAGAAGCCGCAGGAGACGCCGAAGAATTTACAAGACTCTTAGAAAGTCAAGGCAGACGTTTTGACGATATTACTGGTACTTTAAGTTCGGACGTTGAAAGACTACAACAACAAACAGAAGAGTTTGAGTCTAGCGTAGAAGGGCGTTTTGAAGAGTCTACTCAAGAACGAATTGAAATGTACCAAGGACTGCTTGGTGTTATTGAAGATTTACGTGAAGGACAAGCGGCAGACCTTTCTGAGGCTCAATTACAAACGCTATCTGAAATTACAGGCGTAGAAGAACGACTATTACAAGAAGCTTCAGAAAATGCTGAAGAGTTTAACGCGCTTCTAGCAAACCAAGGTATACAGTTTGAAGAAGTAACTGATGCTTTAAGGACGGATATTGCAGCCTCAGAACAACGCACAGGCGAAAGAATTACTGGTCTTGAAGAACAAATTAGTACTAATGCTGCACAACAACTTGCACAGCTTTTAAATATACAGTCAGAGTTTTTAGAAGGTATATCAAATGTTGAGGCTGCTGCTATTGCCAGTAGTCGTGGACTAAGCGATCAAATAACCGAAGAGCTTACAGGCGTTCGTGGTGAAGCTGCTGCTCAAATAGAAGGCATGAACGAGCGTTTAACGGAACGTATTGATGCTTATGAGCAACAAACAGGTCAACAACTTGACATAGCTACTGAAGAACGAGCAGAACTAGGCGGTAGGTTAGGTACGTTAACAACAGATGTGGCTCGTGTTGCTGAAGATGTTATACGTGCCAATGCTCGTATTGAAGACATGGACGAAGAAAGTCGTCAACGCTATGACCAGCTTGGTCTTAGTATTGGTGAGTTAAGTTTACTTGTTGGTGTTAACTTAAATGCTCTTCAAGAGGGTATGTTAACTCAAGAATCAGCAATGCGAGAGCTTATTGAGGAAACTTCACAGCAAACAGAAGAGACCTTAACAGAACGTCTTGAAGAAGCAGAGCAAGGCTTTGCTACAAGCTTATCAGATACTGAAGCTAGTTTGTTGTCAGAAATTACAGGCGTGGAAGCAGGTGTATTACAACAACTTGCTGAAGTTGAGGGCGGCTTACAGTCACAGTTTGGTGAGCAGTTTGACGTAGTACAACAACAAGTTTCTGGTTTAGGCGAACAAGTAGCAGGTCTTGGTGAAGGTCTTGCTGGTTTAGGTCAAGGCGTTGCTGGATTAGGAGCAGGTCTTTTAGGTGGCTTAATGGGTCTTGGACAGCAACAACAGCAAATTTCTGCTCAACTTGCTAAACCAGAAGTTATAGAGTTTGATCCGTTTCTTCAAGGTCTTAGTCCGTTCCAGCCGTTAACACCTATAGCACTTGCTCCACAAAAACAAACAGACGCTTTAGGCGAACTTAATAAATTTCTTGGTAGACAAACAGGAATGCTGGTATGACATATCTTAACCTTATGAACAGCGTACTACGCAGACTCCGTGAAGAAGAAACTTCGTCTGTTACTAGTACTACCTACGTTAAAATGGTAGGCGACTTTATTAATGATGCTAAAACATTGGTTGGTCAGGCTGCTGATTGGTCTGCGTTACGTGAAACTATAACAATATCTACTGCTGCGTCAGACAACACGTACTCGCTAACAGACGGTGGTGACAACATTAAAGTTATGTCAATGCTTAATAACACTGATAACTGTTTTATGGAGTATCAGACTAAAGACTGGTTTAACGAGCAGTTGTACATTAGCAGCGCAGCAGAAGGAACACCACGGTACTTTACCTATAACGGTCTAGATTCTAACGGTGATACACAGATCCTTGTAGGCCCAACACCAGACGGTGTATACAGCATTCGTGTAGACACTGTTAAGCGACAAGCAGACTTGAGTGCTAACACTGATGAGTTGCTTATTCCTGCTATGCCAGTGATACACCTTGCGGTAGCGTTGTTGGCTCGTGAGCGTGGTGAGACAGGCGGTACGTCAACTGCTGAGTACTTCACTATTGCTAACCAGTACTTGTCTGACGCTATTGCTATAGACGCAGCAAAGCACCCCGAAGAGATGGTATTTAGGACTATCTGATATGGCTCAAGAACTTAAGAGTATTAATCTTGTAGCTCCGGCATTCAAAGGTGTTAACACCGAAGACTCGCCGCTGGCTCAAGATCCGTCGTTTGCAGAAATTGCAGACAACGCTGTAATTGACAAACGTGGTCGTATTGCTGCACGTAAGGGCCACACTGTCGTAACAACAAATAAGACCGTTCTTGGTACTGACTCTTTGTACAGTATTAAAGAATACAGAGATGATGCAGGCAACACTAAAGTTTTTTCTGTTGGTAACAATAAGATTATTAGTGGTACAACTACACTAGTAGACGAGACTCCCGGTAGTTATACAATCAGCGCTAACGACTGGAAAATTGTAAACTTTAATGACCACTTGTTTTTCTTTCAACGTGGTTACGAGCCATTGATTTACTCAAACCATGTAGGCTCTGTAGAAGCACTGTCAAGTCATCCTCATGCTACAGGCGTTGCTAGTACTATGTACGGCCATGAGGTGTTAGCAGCGTACGGTCGTTTATGGACTGCAGACTTTAGTACTAACAAGTCTACTATTTACTGGTCTGATTTGTTAGACGGAGCATCATGGTCGGGAGGCTCTAGCGGCAACATTGATGTATCTAAAGTCTGGCCCGATGGTTATGACGAGATTGTAGCTTTAGCGGCTCACAACGGTCTGTTAATTATTTTTGGTAAGCACAGCATTATTGTGTACGACGGTGCTACTTCTCCTGCTTCTATGACGTTGTCAGACACCGTAGCAGGTATTGGTTGCGTCAACAGGGACACTGTGCAGTACACCGGAACAGACGTATTGTTTTTGTCACACACGGGTCTTAAGAGCTTTGGCAGAACAATACAAGAAAAGTCAATGCCTATCAGCAGTTTATCTGGTAACATTACAAAAGATATTATTGCTGCGCTACAGAACGAGACACAATTCTTTAGATCTGTATATAGCCCTGAAGAAGGATTCTACTTGTTAACCTTTACAGGTCAGGATGTAACATACTGTTTTGACGTACGAGGTACATTAGAGAATGGATCATACCGTGTTACTCGATGGCCGTCAACTAAGTTTACATCGTACACACGACTAGAAGACGGTACGTTGCACATCGGTACTAGTAGCGGGATTAGTACGTATACAGGCTACAGCGATAACGGCAGTGGTTACAGGTTTAAGTACTACAGCCCAAGCTTGACATTTGGTGATAGTGCTAGAATTAAAATATTAAAGAAGTTAAAGCCTACACTGGTTGGTGCAAATAACTCAGTTGTATTTATGAAGTGGGCTTATGATTTTGATACAACATACGCAACAACAGAGTTTACAGTAGGTACGCAGATAACTGGGTTCTACGGTGAAAGTGAGTATACAACAGTAGAATTTACAGGTGGTCAGCTAACAAACCAGCGTAGCCTCAACACCACCGGATATGGAACAAGTGTACAGGTAGGTCTAGAGTCAGAGATAGATGGCTCACCACTGTCACTTCAGGAGATTAACGTAATGGCTTTGATAGGTAAACTACTATGAGTAATGGTATTACAGAGTTTTTTGGTGATATTTATGGAGGCTTGCAACAAATAGGATCTGCGGTTTCTCCAGCACTTCCAGCTGTTGTGGGTGGTCTACTAACAAACGAGGCTTATGACAGACTAAGCGATATTGGTGAGCAGTCTATATTAGGTACAACCGTAGGTGGTGTACGTGTTCCCGGAGCTATGGAGCTTGCAGAGCGTGGTCAAGCTGAGTCACAGTTTAAACCGTTTACGGTGACTACTCCTACAGGTGCTATGTTTACTGCGCGTATGGGTGGTCAACCCATGCAAACAATGCCAGCACCAAGCTCCGGTGGTTTTGCTCCTAGCCCAACAGCACCTCCATCAATGGCGTTGCCTCCGGGTATGGGTGGACTAAATAGAGAAATGGAAGATTTGCAAAGACAGTTAATGTCTATCCCAAGAAGCATTAGGGGTGGTACCAACGAGTTTGGCCAAGAACCTATGCTCGGAATGGGAGAAATGGATCTTAATAATCTTCCTCCTATGGCAAGAATAAGTGAGCAACAAAGAGAAGATATACGTCGATACCAAAACATTAAAAGTAGAATGGATGAAGTTGCGGCTGAACGTCGTAGCTTATCTCCACCTCAAGGCGGGCTTCTTGAAGGGCCACTAACTAACTTCACTGAAGTACCTGTTGGACAACTTGCTCAACAACAACCTACTACAGGTGGTCTTGAAGTAGGTATGACACTATCACCTCAAGAGCAAGCTATGCAACAACAGTTGTTTGGCGGTGCAGGTGGTTTCTTTGGTCAAGCAGTACAGCCTACTCAAGCTCGTGAGCAAGCCATATTCGAGCGTATGAGGGCAGCACAGCGTCCTGAAGAAGAACGTCAACGTCTTGCATTAGAAGAGCGTCTAGCGGCACAAGGTAGGCTTGGTGTCAGCTCTGCTGCTTACGGCGGTGCTACTCCTGAGCAACTAGCAATGGCTACAGCGCAAGAAGAAGCTCGTAACAGAGCCATGCTAGGTGCTATGCAGCAGGCTCAGGCAGAGCAAGCACAGCAAGCAGGATTAGGACAACAGTTCCTTGGTGCAAGCTACCTACCACAAACACAGTTGTTAGCAGCAGCACAACCAGCACAGCGCATGGCAGAGCTACAACAACAAGCTCAGTTGTACGGTACAGGACTCTTTGGTGAGACTGCTATGTCTGGTCTGGAGTCTAGACTGTTGGCAGAGCAAGCACGAGCTAACCTGTTAGGCGGTATAGGCTCTAACGTACTTGCTGGTTTGTTTACACCGCAGGTTACTAAGTCTGGTACTGTTATTGATCCGGGTGGTTTTGGAGATATAGGCAGTATTATTGAGGGCATAGGTGGCGGTAGCGGAGGTTTGTTTGACTTTTTGGGGATAACAGATCAAAACAATGACGGCACTTGGTTGTCAAGGCTCTTTGGAGGTTAATCATGGCTAAGTTTTCACAAGCATTTTTACAGAGTATGCTACAGCCTTCTTATCAAGAGGGTCTGTTTACTGCTGCCCGTGGTATTGGTCAAGCTCCGGGATTGCGTAGACAGCAACAACAACAACAAGCAGAGCAACAGCAACTTGCTGCTATGGATCCTACGCAGAGATTTAACTTTGCTATTGATAAGTTAAATAAAGCTGGTAAGTACGACGAGGCTGCTAGATTAACGGCTAGTAGAGACCAGTATACTTTTAATGAAGCTGAAAGAGCAGCTAAAATACAAGTAAGAGACGATAAAAAAATAATTGATTTTGTTTCTAATGGCATGTTAGCTAACCAGCAAACAGAAGTACCTGCTTCTTTAAAAGTAGGGGAAGAAGAAATAGCTATTCCTCCAAGGTTACGTGACGATATTTTAAAAGAAACTAATTTAAAAAGAGAGCAGCAAGAAAGCGCGGCGGCTTCTAAAAGTGCTATGGAACTAACAGGATACTATTCAGACTATGTTAATAACAATCCTGATCTACTAGAAAAAGTTCCTTCGTTGCAACAACACATAGACACACTTAACTCAACAGAGCCTAAGTCTACTTTTGAAAGAAAGGCCGCTGTGTCTGCTGTTGTTAAAGCTGTTAATGCCGATCAAAAACAAAAAACAGACGCTATGTATTCTGACGAAGAGTATAACAGACAAGCGAGAATAGTTACAGAAGGTCTTATAAACGCAGGTTCCAATACGCATTTCTGGCAAGACTGGATGGGCAAACGTGACATTCACGATTTTTTAACGGGCAGTGGTACAGAAGATGAAGTAGAAGTTTTTCAAGAGCAGATGGCATTAGGTATTAAGCAAGGTATTAAAAATAAAAAAGAGTTGATTGACTTTGCCATGTCTGGTATGCGTAGTAAAATAAAAGGTCAAGAACAATCAGAAGCTATTGACGAAAACGAAA